TCAGACACGTGCACCTCCGCTGGATGTCTTTAAGTAGTAGCTGTAGCGGCCAGAGGTCCGCATGCTGTGGGTGTAACGGCTGCTGCTGCGTACAAACAACAATGCAACTGGAGCCGGAACTGCTGCTGGGTTGCCACCAGAAAGGGATATGGTTGCTGAAGCCAAAACGGCGAATGAGCCGAGGCCCAATTTGTAGCCATCGGCAGACAATGCTACAGCGGCTGCAAGTTTTGGTGTCGCCTGGCCGGTTTTGATGGCCTGCGCCACTATTGCAGCGTTCGCACTGGCAGTGACACTAGCGGCACCTTGTTTAACAGCTGAGCTGTAAACAGCGGCTGCTGCAGCAAAATGCACCTGGCTTTGACCAACCTTCTCGCCCTGGACTGAAACAAGCGCCGTTGCAGTGACAGAGAACGTCCCTTCGCCAATAACGATGTTGCCTGCATAAAGGCTGATTTCTGCAACAGCTTCGACATAAAGTGGAGCGACGCCGACTTTGTTTGCAGCTATACCCAGCACAGCATTAATTGGCATTGTGATAATGGATGAGGCGTTTTTACTGGCCGACAAGAGGATACCGGCGGTTATGGGCAGGCTCAGTACTGCAGAGCCAGTTTTACTTCCCTGGCAGGCCGCCACAGCTGCAGCAACAGCCGACACAGATGCATTGCCGACTTTGGAGCTGGCCAACTCTGCTGATGCTGTCGCGCTAATACTAATTGTGCCCTCACCAACATAGAAGTTGCTGTAGAAAAACCACCAGCTGTTTGCAGCACCGGTGTGGCCCGAAATAGTGATATTGCGAGTCGCGGTATCATCCGCCCAGTTCACACTAGCGCCGCTGGCCCCGGTATCGTCCCACTGCGTCTGATAGGTTGCATTCGCGCCATAGGTGCGAACACCATAAAGCTCAAACGTCTGCGGGGATGGCGAAGATGTGCCGACCCGACCAATCTGATTCCAGGCGATATTTGTGGTTAGTGAGTTCGCTGCAGCAACGTATGGCCCGGCGATCCTTGCACCGTTTTTGGTTAGATAAAGGGAGGTTGTCGACTCTTCGTATTCCGCCCCATATTTTGCACGTTCGTTCATCGGCGCTACGCCAGCTGCACTAGCTAAGTAAACTGTCCCGCTATATCGCCATTGGAGCGTCCCTGTCGAAACCTCAATCCGTAACGCCGTGGTGTTATTGCCGCTAATCCCAGCAATATTGTAAAAACCTGCCGCGTTCCCGGCGATCGGCTTGATATCGTATTCGATGCCGCTGACATCAGTATTGGCGCCAGCATTGATGGAACAGGCGGGCATTGTCAGAAAAACCGCGCCGCCTTGTCCGACTGTTGTTATCGCATAAGGCATATCAGACCGCCGTCACAATGCCGTTAATCCGGTACTCACCACCACGCCAGCGCATCCGGCGTGGCAGCCCGTTATTTGGTACTGCGAAGGTGTAAGGCCGCAACTGATGAACGCCGTGCAGTGCTGTGGCGTGGTACCACTCAGACCACTCGCCGTCGTTTTCCTGCATCTGCACCACTATATATGTGGGTTCTGGCGTTGCAGTCGTCAGCTTCAGCCGCAACTGGCGAGATTGACCCGGATCCAGTTCTACCCAATCGCCAACATCAACCAGGTCTGGTTCAAAATGGCCGACGACATCGCGCAGCGTCGCATTTGGCCAGAGCGGCTTATGATAAGTGGCCAGTTGCACCAGATAGGCTCTTTCACCGGCACCAAGCACTCCAGCCGTGACCGCGTCAGTCAGTAATTTTGCGACCTGCGGATCTGCCAAATTGATACTGTAGGAGTCCTCCCTGGCTAAATAAGCCGGCTGAATGGCTTCCGTTACTGATGCAGCTGCTGCGGCCTGCTCTGGTGTTGCATTGGCCAGTCGATTCCGTAACCCGGTGGCACCGATAAACGACTGCAGCAACTTCAGCTGACTGCCTTGAATTTTGCCTATGGCAGGCTCAGTTTGCAGGCGCAAAGCGCTCAAAATGACTTGGTACGGTTGGCCACGCATGGCCTCCATTGCTGCGGATAAACTCATATCAAAGCTCCCATGCTAAAGGCTGTGACACTATCCACAGGTGTTCAGGCGCCAAACGATTCAGGCGTTCTGGCCGTAACGTGCCAAGGATGATGCCCACATGATGGCTGCACCACAGCGCATCCGGGTTATCCAGTTTGCGCGTCCCAATACCAATGCCAAAGGCGCCCCAGAAATCGTATTCAAGACCAAGTAACCCATTAGCCCGCATCTGCCAGCCTGGCGCGGCCTGTGCGATTGCGATTTCCCAATTGCCCTGGCCATAGCGGTCTTTAAATTCCTGCAGCGGCGTCTTAACGACGCCATCAGGGTAGATGGCCTCGTGAACCACATCGCCAATAATGATGGCGACATGGGACCAGCGGGACTGGTAGCGCAGGCGGATGGCATAACTGCCGACTGAGTGCCCACGCGCAAAAATTAACTGTGCTTTTTCCACGGTTTAAACCCCGCTTAAACGTCGATTTCATAGCCAGCAGCAATAAAACTCTGCTGGATAGACGGTGGTAACTCTTTCCACTGGACAGGTGCAGAGAGGATTGCACTGGCTCTGGCTGAAGTAAGGATCCCGGCCGAAACCAGAGCAGGCATCGCGACTGCAGAATATGTTGGGTCGTCCAAATCAACATGCGTGGCCACAACGGCCACCAAACGTTTGTCCAACACACGCAGCTCAGCGCTGATCGCCAAAGCATTTTCAAAAGCAACTGACTCCGGCCACGTAAACCGGGCACGGAATGCATTGACGGTAATTTTTCGGCCAAGGTTGGCTTCGCTGATTTTCGGTGCCGGCGGCGGTAACACCGGTTCTGGCCGGCTGAACTCTGCCGTGTCTCTGTTGTAGTGGTCTCCGGTCTGTACCCCAGAATCAGCACTGAGCATGATGTAGTCCGGAAGGTCTACCGGGCCTGATAAATCAGCGACGCTAATCACGGAGCCACCGGCGTCCAAAATTGCATATCTGAGCATTATTTAGTCTCCACGATTTGCCAGCGGCCAATGAACTTGCAGTCCGACAAAGTGATTTCATCCGAGTTGAGGGTTGTTATTGTTGAAAGGCGCAACGTCGTTGCATTGATGAGTCTTGCTCGCACGTTTTGAAGTAAGTGATAGACACCGTTGTTGCTGTCAATCGTATTCGCACGGAGGTAATCGACTGAAAAACCAAATCCCGAGCCACTGGCTCCCGTCGTGCGAATAAACATGTTGCCATCGAAAGTGGCGATTGCTTTCGCAACATCCACAGCGGCAATCGTCACATCGAGGTAGATACCATCCTCGCCGTTTACCGTGCCGTAAAGCGGGTTTGAGGCCGATACAAAAGCGGTCTGATTACTCTTAATGCCGCTACCGAGCAGCGAAGGAAGCTCCATTGTAATCTCCTAATTAACTGACAAATAGCTGCCACGTGGTGCCGTTATGAACCGCCGTGACGTTGATATGAATCGGGCCTGTGATGGTGTGAGACGTCCCCGCCGTGCCGCCAGTGACGCCCATGCTTGTCGCAGATGCCAGCGTGACGACTGCGGTACCGGCGATAGCAATGACTAAGTCGACCCGGTCATTGGCGCCGTAACCGGTGCCGATCGTGACCGTAAAGTTGGTGGCGTTTGCCGTGATTGCCGCGCGGGTGACTTTGTCCTGGCGCGCAATTGTCGCAGTAGTTGTGATAAGCCCAGTGTTATCCCGCGTATCGTTGAGGGCTTTTGAGCCGATATTGGCGGGAGTCAGCGTGATGTTTGCTGAGCCATCAAACGACACACTATTAATAGTAACGGCAGTAGCAAGCGCTACCGCTTTGCCATCTGTGCGCCCGGTACCGCCATAAGTGATGGGAAGTGTGCCACTGGTAATTTTACTGGCTGGCAGTGCTGGAATTTGAGCGACTGCTGCAGTCCCGGTGACGTCAGTAAAGGCCGGCACCCAAGAGCTGGAACGTGCGCCCACATCTGCTGCCGTTAGCGTGATGTTTGCCGTCAGCGCATAGCCATTGACTGTACGCGACGTTTTCACCACATCGCTGTCCTGAGCGTCCACATGGTCCCATTGACCATCACTGCGTTTGATGATGATGTCGCCAGGATTCACCGGCCGCGTCACACTGTCTGCAAATGGCCCCAGCGTGCCAGCCGTTGAAATGCGATAGGTGTAGCCTGCAACGGCTCCAGCCGGCCAGGTATTAGACGATGCGTTGTACGCACCGACATACACCATGGCGCCCGTCGATGCAGCAGCGGCCTGCTGTGCCCAGTATTCGGCTTTTAGCGCATAGTGATTGGCAGAGTACTTGCCACCCGATACCACCACGTTTTCATTCGCAGATGCCCATTGCTGTGCAGTACTGACATGACCGGAGGCCGTGGTGACATGGCCTGCAGCGGTAGTCGCGGACGCCGCAGCCTTAGCCGCGTGATGTTTTGCCGAGTATTTACCCGTTTCAACCAGCACGTTTTCTGCCTTTTCGGCCCAATCGCCGGCCTTTGTGGCGTGGTTTGATGCGGTCGTCACATGACCTGCAGCAGTGCCGACATGGCCACCGGCTGTGGTCGCAGATGCGGCAGCCTTGGCCGCGTGGTGTTTTGCTGAGTATTTGCCGGCTTCGACCAGCACGTCCTCAGCCTTTTCGGCCCAATCACCGGCTTTCGTCGCGTGATTTGATGCTGTTGTCACATGTCCGGAAGCCGTTGATACATGGCCTGCAGCGGTGCTCGCAGACGCCGCTGCTTTGGTGGCATGGTGCTTGGCGCTGTATTTACCGGTTTCAACAATGACGTCGACGGCTTTTTCGGCCCAGTCGCCCGCTTTGGTGGCACTGGCCGCCGCTGTTGAAAGAGAGCCTGCCAAGGCAGCCGCATGCTCCTGCGCGTCATTTGCGGCCGCCAATTGCAGGTTAAATCCGGTAATGGCCGTGTCGATTGCTGCTGCAATTGCGTTCAGCTTGAACATGTACTGACCACCACGGTCTGTGGTCGCAAATGTGATGTTTGGTACGGTGATCGGTGTTGCTGGCATCTGTTATGCCTCCTGTACAACGAAACGGGTTTGATAGTTGTTAAATGCACTGCCAGCTAAGGGCGGCAGGCTTTGAAATTTGCAGGCCATGGCGTACTCGATCTCTTTTTGGCCGCCATTGCCCGGATAGAGGCTGACAAACCAGTCGCGGGACAGACCTACATGTTTAATGCCTTCGGATAAGTGCGGGCGCTCTTCTTCCACCAAGTAAGCCAATTCAAAGCTGAACTGACGTAGGCGTTCTTTTGCAGCGACAAAAATGCTGCCACCGGCGCTTCGTTTGGGTTGCTCGTTGGACTGCCAGGCATGTTCAGCGCCCCAGCTAAAATTGACGCCCGGTTGGATGCTGTGGCCAAGGTAAATGCGGTCGAATTCGTGGATCCCGTCGCGGCTGAGCGTATCAATCAGCGTGATGCGGCCACTGTGGGCATAGAGCGGTTCATCCATCCACAACTGGCTGAACTTAAATGGCCAAGTCTCAAAAATGGTCGCAACCAGAGGATCGGACAGCCACATTAATTCGCCGAGATTCTTGGTTTGTACCGCTTCGATTTCGCCGCTGTCATACACTTTGTTGCCGGCGCAGTTGATGCCATCAAACAGCTCCAGACGCCACAACGCGCCACTGGATAGCCAATGCCGGTAAATCACCAGGCCATCAATCAGGAAAAAACCGTCCAGATTAAACTGCACCGCGGACTTGCCGGTGCCGTCTGGCGTGATGCCGGCGGTGAGGCTACGGCCATACACCTGGCTGCTCGTCAGTGGCAGTGTCGGAACTAGTGCGCCAGTCGTCACCGACACGGCCGCGTCGTCCCACAGGTTTTTCATCAGCATGCGAATGTTGCTCACCGGATCACCTCCAGCGTGCAGGTGTCGGACAGCAGTTCATCACGCAGCCGGGTAATGACGGCCGTGCCGCCGGCGACAAAATATTGCGGATATTGAATGGTCACGGTCTGGCCTAAATCGAGGTTAAAAGGAGCGGCAAATGCCGAAAATTCAAAGACGGTACGCGGTACCGCTGCCCATGTGGCCCGGCGGTTCGCCTCAGTGGTCGCATCGGCCTGCTGCACAATCAAGGTGCTGACAGAAACATCTGCTGCATCCGGATACGTGGCGGCAACACCGGCATTGGTGATCGGCAGCGTGGATTCAGGCTGTTCATAAGTGGTTGCCAGCGCCGGCGTGGTCTCGCGTACAGAGCCTGCTAAACCATCGGCTTGCGGTGTCCAGTTGCGCCGGTACCCGACTTTGACGGTTTTGGCCGGAGCGATGCGCCGGCGTGGCCAGAGGCTATTGTCTTCAATGCCGTCGGCGCTTAACGTCGCCACCGACGCTGTTGGGCCATTAAAGTGCAGCCACTGCAGCTGACCGAGCCGACTGTAGTACCAGGCTGCGCCAACGCTGGCGCTGATATCGTCCAATACCGTCGCCAGGGTTTTATCGCCGGTGATGTAAAGTCCAAGCTGATAGGAAGGAAGCCCCGCCAGGCCGGTAGGCGCGGCAATCCCAAAGCGACTCAGCAAGTGTGTGATCATCTGTGCTGCGCTCTGCAGCCAGACGCCGGCAGGTTTGGCGCCGTCGACGTCGGCTGTCACCCGCCCTTTGGCATTATTGGTCAGCGTAAAGGTACCGGCAGCCAGATTGGCTGTGTACGGAATGGCCACACCGTTTTCACGCACAGCAGTAATGGCCTGAATTGCGCCGTCATGTACCTGGTATGTTTTGGTTGCGTCGTTTAGCAAGATCGGCGACACGTTAAAACATCTGCCAAGGCATACGGGCACCGGCTGGCCAGCATTGGGGCCAGTGGCAATTAAAGTGGTTTGCAGCTGCCGGCGCAGCAGCTCGCTGCTATCGCGCAATGTCAGCTGGGCCGTGTCGTAACTCGTGGCCTTCAATGCCTCAGCGGTGGCTGAGATCACAATGCCAAATTGTGCCAATGGCCAGCTGGCATCGCCACAGCGGATAGTGACAGGCAGACCACCGACGTTAGCGGTTTCCAGTAGACTCAGCAGTTCATCGTCCAGGAACAGCTCAATGCTGACGCTGGCCGTGGTGCTATAGCCGGTAAACAGCTCGGTCAGTTCGCGGCCCCAGCTACCGACTGACAGCACGGTATCCGGATACGGCGTAAAGGCTGGCGAGTCATTCGGGCCAGACCGGTACGGATGCGTTGCCCGGCGCACGGTCTGCAGTTGGCCGGCTACCCGCATTTGGAACTCCACCAGGTAACAGCGGTCCATACCTGGCGTTTTAATCCAGTCAGCAAACGACATCATGCCTGCCTCCGCTGCGCAAAGATCATGTCCTGGGTGCGCTGCTGGTCATCTTGTATCGAGGCCATTTGGCGCTGCAGTGCAGCATTCGCTGCGCGCTGCTCGTCCAGCTGCTGCTGCAACAGCTCAACTACAGCACGATTGGTTTCATCACTCCCGGCATTGCTGGTGGCTGCTGGTGGCGGCGCCGGCGGGTTAATGATGATGATTGGCGGTTCGATTTTGCCAATGGCATCCACAACCGACGCAAACCCATTTTGCAGCGTGGCCAATTGATTATCGCGTTGTAAGGCAGCGGCTGCTTCAAGTGTCGCCAGGGCGGCCTGTAGGTCGGTCAGCTCAGTGATAGCACCTTGTTGCAGCTCCAACTGTTTCGCCTGGTACGCGGCCAGTTCCGCCTTGGCTTTCTCTTCTGCTTTGGCTTTCTCTTCTGCCGCTTTTTTCTCAAGCTCAGTCAGCACTTTTTGCAGCTCTTCCAACTCCGCAATGGTGTCGGACTGCATGCTGATCGATGCGCTGTAGTACTGCTGAGTCGGGCGCGGTACCGAGTTGTCGCTGCCGTTGGCCATGCCACTAAAACTGCGATATGCGGCCTGCACCTCTTTGAAAATGGCCGAGTATTCCGAGCTGCCGCTGGCATAGTAATTTTTAGCCACGTCCAGGTAACTTGAGCCAGCCGACTGCAGGTCGCGCATGGCATCCATGTCGCCGCCTTTGGCGCGAACCAAGAGCTGTGTGAATTGTTTTTGCGCCTGGTTAAATTGCTCGCCCATTAAGGCCGGCGAGTAGTCAGAGAGCAGCAACGCATCGGCCGCAGAGAGCAGCTGGCGCGCTGCATCACGCAGGGCGTTGTATGCGGCTAAATCCGCCTCATACCGGGACTCTGCGGCTTGCTGCAGTTGCTGATTGGCCGCCAGTTCCGCGTTATAGCGATCGACAATCGCTTGCTGCAGAGCGCCGACAACATTGATTTGCTCCAGCACGCTGCCAACCCCGAGTTTGGCGCGCAGTTCACTGATATTGCCTTTCTGATAACCGACTTCATTCCAGCCACTACCCTGGCGGCGGATATCTAAAATCGCGGCGGAAATAGAGCTTCGCACGCTGGCCAGTGATGATGTCAGCTCGCCCCAGCTGGCGTTCAGGCTATCGAGTGCCGCCTGCGCTTGCTGCATCAGCAGGTTATTGGCGCTGATGTCGGCCTGATACCGGCTGACGATGGCGCCCTGCAGGTTCTGGATGGCTTTGATTTGGGCGGTGATGTCGCCGGTACCGAGCTGGCCACGTAGCTGTTTGACCTGGCCACTCTGATAGGCCGATTCATCCCAGCCCGCGCCCTGGCGGCGAATGTCCAAAATCGCATTGCCAATGCCGGCACTCGCCGTGTGGATACTATCCACCAGCTGCTTAAAGGTGTTGTTGATGTCGGCTGTTGCTTTTTCCAGCTCTGCGGCAATCAACGCGGCCCGCTTACGGTCATACAGAATTTCCAGCAGGCTGGTATCTGCACCCAGTTCTGCCGCTTCTTTGATTTGCGCGTCGTACCAGGCTTTTAAATCAAACAGGCTCTTTTGCAGGTCGGTCATATCGAGCTTGGCCAACTCGTCGCCGATGGATTGGTTGAACCCGGCCAGCTCCCGCGCCTTGCGCTCTTGCTGGTCATAGAACTGATCCATTGCCGGTACCAAAGCCATCAGCGCCGCAAACATGCGCTGTCCAGCGTCGGTCGTTAAATCCAAGCTATCGACTAGCGCCTTAAAGCCCTCGCGACTTTGTGGCATGGCAATGCCAAGGCTTGCAAACTGTGCGGCAGCAGATTTGGTGATGGCAGCCAGCTGCTCTTGCTCAGAGTAGAACTCGGCAAAATAGTCTGCAGTCGCACTCTGGAACTGTTCAATGCCGCCCATCAGTTCAATAATGGATTGCGCAACTTCCAACTCAATGGTCTTGGTGACGCCGGCGAACCGGCCAAGCTGCAGACCCAGATTATCCAGCGCCGAGTTAAACACGGCTTGTTCCTGGGCAACCCGGATCAAGGTGTCATATAACCCTTCGCCCATTTGTTGAAACTCAGCGATACCTGGCACCAGGTACTGCACCATTAAATCGCCTTGCTGGCTGAACATCGCCTGCAGCTCTTTTTCGATTTCGTCGCCTTTGAGGTCTTTAAACGACAGCGCCGGCAAGTTGATGACAAACGATTCCAGCGTTTTGTTGGTTTGCAGACCAAGCAGGTTGACTGCTTCGGTGACGGACTCGCCCATGTGGGCAAAGATGCGGGCAAATTCAGTACGCAGCGCGTTATCGACGTCGCGATATTCGGTGGATTCGCTCGATGATTTACTCAGGCCAAACAGCTTTTTCTTGGTCGTTTTAATGACGTCGTAGACGGTCGCATTCATCAAACCACTGCTGATGATATCGCCCAGTTCCTGCGCCGCAAAGCTCAGGCCACTGTCGACCAGTTCAGTCTTTTTGCTGCCGAACAAGCCGCCCAGCAGCTTATTGGTGAGGCCGCCGACCAGACCGCCGAGCAGCTTATCAGCCACTAAACCAATGACACCGCCCCCAACCATCGACGCCAAGCCGCTACCCAGTTGCAGGTTGTATTCTTTGCCCAGTTCACCTGGATAGCTGGATTCGTTGAATTTGCCATAGCTGGCCACCAGGTTGACGGCCAGACTTTTAATGCCGGCAGAGAGTTCGCGGATGCTGCCGTTAATCGAGCGCAGCTCTGCGTATTGGTCCAGCTCTAAATCCTCGATACGGCCAAGGGCATTGGCGATAGATTCAGATTTGGCGCTGTCATCACCAAGGACGGTGCCGGTGCCCTGGGATTTCTGCCGGTCTTCGGCGCTGACACCGCCGCCACCGGCAGAGCCGCTAAACACACCAAGGCCAGCCATCAACGCTGCCATGGCAGCAATCCGGGCAAAGGCAGAATATGGGTCGCCGCCGCCCTGGTTGGTAATTGCGGTCAGCGCATTTGCTGCCGCTTTTTTTAATGCCAACGCTGTTTCAATAGCCGCAAAAGTCACTTCCAGCTTGTGCAGTACCTGGCGGCCTTTGCTCTGCTCAGAAAACATCTTGCTGGCCGCGCCGGCTAAAGTGGCATAGTTGCCCATCTGCAGCCGGGCTTGGTCTTCCAGCAGTTTGCGCTCTGTGCTATCAGCTTTCTCCAGGGCTTTGGTGCGTTTTGCCGGGTCGACTTCTTTTTCTGCCTTTTTACGGGCTTCGCTGAGCGTCAAAAACTTCTTGGTAAATTCATCCTGCTGTTCAGCCATGCGGGCAAACTGGTCCGCCACAGAACCAAAGCTATCGACTAAGGCATTGCCGACTGAGCTTCCGGCATCACCGATTTTGGTCAGGCCATCCAGCAGTTCGTCATAACTGCCATCGGTTAAATACTTGCGAACATCCAGCTGTTCATTGAGTAAACGCTGGCGCTCAATTTCATTGTCGAGCTGCTTAATCACCGCCGGATCCGTCACTTTCAAATCGCGGATCATCTTCTGCAGCTGATACTCTTTTTCGCCTTTGGTGAGGCGAATTTGCAGCAGGTCGTTTTCGGCCTTCAGTGCTTTAAGGGCGTCACCCTGGGTTTTGGTCTGATTGATCTGCCGCTGCAGCGCCAGAGTGTCCTGTAGCAGTTTCAGCTGCTTCGGATCTGTGACTTTCTGGCCGCTAATTGCTTTTTGCAGCTCATACTCGGCTTCGCCCTGGGACAGGCGAACCTGCTGCAGGCGCACTTCTTCTTTCAGGCCGGTCAGATACTTGTCGTTGGCGGCTAATCGCTGCGAGGCTTCCGCAGTTTTGAAAAACTGTTTAATGGCTGTTTCAGCGTCTTTAGGCAGCGTTGTCGCTTCTTTAAACTGGGTTTTAAACAGCTCTAAATCAATGCCAGACAAAGCGCGGCCACTGGCGTCTACAGCCTGCGCATTGAGCATTTGGGCGTTGTAGAGTTTGAGCAGCTCATCTGAGGCGTTGGCGGCACTTTCGGCAAATGGATCTGTGGCGCCGGAGAAGTCAAAGAACAACTGAGCCAGTTTTTCACTGTCATCCATCAGCACTTTTTGTGTAGCTGATAATTCGGCCAGCTCGCGCTTCAGGTCGCCCATTTCCCGATATGCTTTTTGGGCTTTATTGCTACCAGGTGCGCCGTCGATAACCTTGCGGTTCTCAGCCATCTTTTTCGTGATTTCGGCAATGCGATCAGCATTCGTGGCCAGCTCTTTGGTATTGCTGGCCACCGCTTTCTGGATGTTCGATTTTGAGACTTCACCATAGGCGCCAGAAAGTTTGCTTAAGCGCTCAGTCAGCAAGTCTGCCCTTTCCGCGCCTAAATCACTGTTCTTGGCAAATTCATAAATGGCAAATCCAGCCAGTACCGCAAGACCAATCGGACCGCCCAGCAAGGCCATCGCTCTGCTGGCAGCAGCACTGGCGATACCAAGCGACGTAATTCGTCCGGTAGCAACTCCCGCAGCTGTTGAGACACCCATAAGTGCAGCAGTTTTCTGCAACAAAGTCAGCGTCAGGCCCGCAGACGTCGCACCGATCGCTTTAAGACCGATGTTGTAGCGTGACAAAAAGAGCAGAGCGCTCGCGCCGCCGGCGATGGCCAGCAAAGTTGCAGACGCGTTCTGCAGCTCAGACGCACTCATGCCGTCCAATGTTTTGGAAATAGACACCAACACATCTGCCCAGGCCTGTGTCGCGCCGGTGACCTCGTCAACCCGACTTAGGGCAGCATTGAAGCTGTTGTCGAGCATGGTGCCAGCACGGCCAACACTGACCGGCATTTTGCCAAACTGCTTTTCAATTTCTGGCAACTGCACCAGGATTGATTTGAGTACATCATCTGATAACAGCTTGCCTTCCAGCACCAGCTTGCGCAGATCGCCAAGGCCCAGCTCATTTTCAGATTTGCCGATATCATCCATCCCCTTGCCAATGCGGCTGGCCACTTCAGGGATATTTTCCAGCAGTGAATTGAATTCCTCGGCCCGCAGTACGCCACCCGACAAACCCTGACTTAATTGCATCAGGCCCGCTTCTAATGCCGTGGTACTGGATCCGCCAATCACGCCCAGCTTTTGCACAGCATCGGTAAAATCCAGCATTTGGGCATTGGTAGCTTTAAGGTCTTTACGGCTGGTCGATAAGCGCTGAAACAGTTCAACCGTAGGCGCCAGGGCGGCGCCATTGCGCTGTGCAATGGCATACATCTCCGCGCTGACCGTGTTGTAATCGTTGGTCTCGGCCGTTGCTGTACGGATGCGTTGCTGCAGGACATTAAAATCATCGGCCCGCTCAATCAGGGCTTTGACACCGGCAAAAGACTGCAATGCGGCAAAAAGTACGGCACTGACGCCTGCCAGCGCCAACATCCGGCCATGCATAGAATCCAGCTCAGTCTTGGCCTGTTTTGCTTCCTGGCTTAGCTCATTTGCTTCCTGTGCAGTTTTCCCAATTCCAGCAGCAGCCTGACCACCAGCTTGACCCAACTGGCCCACTGCCTGACCGGCATTTCGACTAGCCTGAGTCACCGCAGACAGGTCTTTGACCACCAGTTGACCGCCTTGGGTGGTCAACTTGAGTGCAAGTACTAAGTCATTCATACTGCTGCTACTTTCCCGGATAAGGTTAACGACATGAGTTTCTTAATTGCTGTGGGTATAGTGATTGTTCTGGTTGTGCTGGCCCTGTGGGCATTTATCTTCAAGTCACCGCGCTAAGCGTTGTCTTGCCAGACTTTAAGCGCGGCGGCTTCCATCACTTGCAGCCCCTCCCAAACCCAGTTTTGATCGTCTAATTCCAACGCCTGAAAATCGGGCATTTTTGCTGACCGGACATCAACTGATTGGTAATTAAGTCCGGTACGGATACCCGTCATTCCGGCATAGTTCCACTGAGTAGTGCAGGTAAAGAAAAGCCGGGTGGTGATTAGGTTGGCGGGTTGCACATCTGGGGTACCAGTGTCTTTGGCCACAACCTGATCAATCAGCTCCTGGGGAGCGCCTGCTTCCTGCATGCGCCTTGTAACTTCATCCGTTTTATTTACTGCCCCGGCCGCCCACCACTGCGCTACTTCTTGGAGTTTTTTACCAGCAGTTCTCCAGTGCGGGCTTTGTTGTATGTGTCTTCAACTGCGTCGCGGATCTCTCGCACATTCAAAAGCTCTGCAATCACATCAGGTGTGATTTCTGCATCTGTCTGGCCATCAGCTGCGATAAACGGAAACGGATGCTCCGGGTGTTTTTCGATACCCAGGACATAACTTTTGGTCTGCGCCAGGCTTTCGTTCAGTAGTTCATCCAGCGGCGCATCTTCGGCGCGCAGCTGCTGCACACGTTGCAAGTTCTGCCGAGCTTCGTCTGCAGGGATCGAACGAAAACGGGCGATAAAATGCAATGAGTCGTATTGCATCGCGCCCTTAGCGTCGACACTGTCACTTGGCAATTTCACTTCGACTGGGGCTTTAAACTGGCGCTGCTGCAAGGCTGCAACTTGAAAACGTTTTTGTGGTGTTGGAGTTGTCATGGGAACCTCTGTTTTTTAAATGCTGAAATGTCTTTTAAAAGCCGGGCATCCTTGCCCAGGCTCAAGAGTTATTTGGTAACGAGGGTGTAATCGCTGTTTTTCGTCAACGGACGGATACTGAGCTTGATATCGAGATAGAGCTTGCCGGCATCCTTACGTCGACTGACGCTACCAAGCTGCAGATTTGGGAAGTTCAGCAGCAGAATATTGGCAACATCAGCAACCTTGCCGCGCTGATAGGTCAACGCGCCCTGGTCACCGTTCTTCGCTTTGGTCCACCAGTTGATGGTCGCGATTGGCGGCTCGACAATTGAGATGTCGACAGTGCCTTTACGTGAGTCAAAAGCAATTTCTTCCTGGTTGGTCACATGCATGTGGCTGAAGACGTTGCCGAAACTGATCGTCATGTTTGCCATGCCCACGGCCTGCCCAAACAGCGTCATCGTTTCTACGGTGTTCGCAGCGGTATGCATTGGCGTCGTTAAACCAGACCAATCCACAACAGGCAGAGTACCCGCCGTCACTGGCCCGTTATCCAGCCCCATGAATTCAAATTCGTAATAGTCTAAAGAACCGACTTTACTGACGAACTTGACTGATCCGCGCACGCCGGTCAGCTTATGCAGCACACCTGCGGTACCGCCGATGTAGTAATAAATAGTGCCGTGTTCGTGACTGTCCGTAGCCGGCGCATAAGTCACACTGGTGGTCGCAGTCACGGTCTCACTGTTGCCACACAGGCGCAGCAATTTACCGTTGGGTGTTGGGACATCTTTACCCGACGAACCGCGGACATAAGCTTTGAAGCTGATTTTCTGATAACCACCCGTTGTTTTTTCGGACTGACCACCAGGGAAACCCAGCGCTTCATTCATCGTTTCTTTGGTGTATTCAGTGCTGTAATTCACGTCAAACACAGCAACAGCATCAGCGGCAAGTAACGCGACATCGGCACCATAAGCACCGGAACTGACCTTCACCAACACGTATTCTTCTTCAGCACGTAATGCAGGCATTTTTAATCTCCGCTTGGTTCTGGATCTGTCACTTCATCTTCTGTGACAGGCACCGGTACACCATTAATTAGTTGAAAACGACCACCACCTGCAGGCGGGGTAAACGGTGCCGGCTCAGCCGGCAGGTCTTTTGATTTAGCCATCTTTTACTCCTGGTGCACCCGCACCATAGTTTTGAATCGGTACAGCATCCAAAGGGTGTTTTCTTTGATGCCGATAGGTTCTGCCCGGGTTATTTCGATGCGGTCTGCATCAGGCGTAGGCGTTCTCCCCAGCAGGCATGCCGTGATGTTCTTTGTGGTCTGGTCCATCAATGCAGGGCCTTTTTCGCCTTTGGGGTCGTCCACCAGGCGAAGGCCAACCACCACACCAAATTCATACCGGCATTGCTGCAACAACGGGCCAAGGTCTTGTGTGGCTTGCCCAAAGCCTGAAGGCAACGGGATGACATAAGCCTCAATGGGCCGCTTGATGCCTTCTTTCATGGCACTGGCCACGCTAAACGCACTGCCTACTAATCCAAATGCCGCTTTGCCATCCACCGTGTAGGCGCTTAACAATCCGGCGATAGTTGCCAGTAACATCAGATAAACCCTTTGCTGGCGTCGCGGTGCCAGACGTTGCCACCGCTTTTGATTTCAATGGCTGCATCGGTGGCCGGCGTTGCCTGGCTGGTACTTAATCCCAGTGATGCTTTGCCGTCAGCCACGTCGCGTAACCAACGAACGGCAGCCAGGTAGCGCTCTTTGACCAGCTCCGGCACTGCATTGCGGTACAACGCATAACGGGTCAGGTCAGCGCAAATACCTGTCAGGATCACCGGTGCAACAGTCAATGGCAGTGTGTAGCGACCCGCCAGATAGCTGTCGATGGAAGCACTGGCGGTTGCCAGTTCTGCCTGGGCTATCGACTCATCCGGTCCAGTCCCGTCCGGATCAATCAGCTGATTAATCTCGTCCAGGCCAAAGCGAATGCGCAGTTCTGTCAGGTCGCAATACATCAGACGCTACCTGCCGCTTTGTAGGCGTCCCATGCACTGTCGCGCTCGCCGCCACTGACCGGACGGCCCAGCATTTTGCTTAAGGGATCCAGCTGTGGCTTGTTGCCCTGGGTAAAGTGGTCCGGGTTTGACGGGTCAAGCAGCGCAAAGGCTTCTGCCAGCGTGTTCACTGTCACCGTACTTTGCGTGCCGTCTGTTGTTGCGCCTTGACCGTTGCCAGCCAGCAACGACTGGATCGCGCTTGTGTCGACGCCATCTGGTATCTGGTCCGGAGTAACTTCACGTACGGACAGACGTTTTTCACCAATGATTTGTTGGTACTGGTCATCAGTAAGTTGTTCGGGCAGTAACGCGGTGCCTTTGTCGGTAAAGCCAAATCCGGCCCGTCGAAAGCTGTCTGCCAAAGCTGTCACCAACAGAATTTTTTTCGAAGTTATAGACATAACAATCTCCAGCCCCGGCAACCGCCGGGGCTATGCCAGGGGTTACAGGAAGTCGGCGACCAGAACGTCGAACTTGTCTTTGAGGTCGTTACTGACTGACGTACCACCGTCATCAATCAAGTCGCGGACCTTCATTTGATTGGCAATTTTCTGTTTACTGTTCGGGACCACCAGCAACAGTTTGTTTTTGCCAAGGCCAAGCGGCCGGCCACCATCGGCTTTGAAACCACCCATCATTTCAATGGCCTGCCAAAGCGTGGCGTATGTCAGTTCTTTTTTGACACCAATCGCCATCTGCCAGAAACCGAAACCAACGTTGGCCCGCAGATCAACACCGTAACGGAACAGCTTTTTGGTAAAGACCTGCTCATCGTTCGGGTTATCCATCGCCGCAAACTGCGGCTTGCTGCGTTCCTGGTAAATCAGCGGTTTCAGAGAGCGGCTTACATCGAGCAGGAACCAAGGCTCACCAACATAGGCGCCGTCGATAATGACGTTGGACACAGAATTATTGGTGCCAGAGCCGTCGACTTTGGTGTTGACCGGATGGTCGGTATCGAGGAAGTACTGACCGTCATAACACAGCGTGGTGAAACCCGCTTTGAGCAGTGGGAACACCAGTTCATCCGGGAACACTTCAGAGGCATAACCCATTTCATCGAACATCGGGTTATAGACGCCCAGGTTGTCGTCTGCGATATCGTTGCGGTCGACACCGACGCTGCTTTCGAAGTCTTTGTTCTGAATGGAATAGGCGTGTTCTTTCATCGAATTGATGACGCGATCGCCAATCCACTCCCGAAAGCCAGGCCACTGACCTAACCAGCCATAGGTATTACTTTTGGTGGTACTGGGGACCACTGTGGCCACTTGCAGATATTGCGGCTTGGCCCGGACTTTGCCCTGTTCAAAAACTTTGTTAAAGGCAACGCGCATCGCGTTTAAGGTTGCGTTGGTAATAAGTGCCATGTGCTTAAGCTCCTAAGCCCTGGGCCAATTCAGCGTGCGAAATGCCGATTTGGTCTGCGACTAATTTCTGGTCCGCCGTTAATGACGCGACCGGTGATTTATCCTGTGTATCCGGCGCTTTGCGCTGTTCGGTCTGCTTTGCCGTTAAAGCCGCAACAACCGGACGGGCAGCAAGCTGTGCTGTTAATGCAGCCATGTTTTGCTTGCCGAGGCTCACCAGGTAGTCTTTTTCCGACGCCAGGATCAGCTTGCCGTCCTGCTCGGCCTGAGCAATCACTTGCTCCACCGTCAGGCTCGCTGTGGTCGCCGTCAGCGCAGCCACCTGTGTCAGCGCAGCGTTGTACTGCGCGATGGGCACGTACTGCGACAGGTCGACATTGCCGGCTCCGGCAGATTCGAGGGTTTCGATTTTTGCAGTTAAGGCAGCAACGTTGCCGGCACTGCTTTGCAGGGTAGTCACAGCGGTCAGCGCAGCCTGGGCTTGCTCGTCAGTCAGGTTGTCGCCTGGCTTCAGAGTAATGCCCAGCTTTGCCATCAACTGGATCAGCAAATCAGACATGGGTTTATCTCCGTGGGTGGGTTGTTCAAACCGAGCCACCAGAGACGCAAGCGCCTCCATACCGATGGCGCCGGGATTGTTGGTTAGCGCCGCCATCAGAATTTCTGTTGGCTCGCCGGTAGTGGTGTCATAAGGGAAAACGGCAGACAGGTAACGGTACTCTTTGGCATCAACAAAGCCCTGAGCACGTGGCGTCCATAAAGGTTTAACGTAAAGTCCCTTGCCTGGCTGATATTGAAATTCACGAAAGAAGCCAGCAGCAGGTGCTGCAATGCCAGTAGTGGCAGCGTTTAGTGTTTGATGTTCGTAATCAATCACCAGGTCATTTTGGCGAAGTGCTGCTTTAGCAATGAGACGCGCAGCAACTTCGGCATTCATCCGCCATTTGCCACCTAGGACGTCATGCGGCCTGCCATCAACGGCAGAGAACTCGCCATCAGGCAGCAACATTTTCCAGTCATCGCCTTCGCTCAGTTCTGCCGTCAGAACGGCATAACCCAGTTGGCTAGCACTGGCAGCAGAGAGAACGGCGATGGATAAAGCAGATTTGGAAAACATAAAAGCCCAGGGTTAAAAACTCACTGGGCTGATTTTGAGGTAGTTGACTGGGGCTTTTGATTTAAAACGTTTTGCTATTTAACTTCGTCTTTCAGGTATTCCATCTTGTATGTGATTGGACTTAACTGTTGCCGGAACACGTCAACTATTCCATTTTGAGAGTTAGATAGGTTTTGTGCAGTTTGGCGTATTTTTTTAATTGTCGCTGCTGATGCTTTCGCTCCTGCTGTAATTGACTTCACTCTGAACCCTCCAGGGAGGCTTATTGCTACACCGTGACCATCTTCAAGCCTTTCATCGAATCGATGTACGAGCCTAACCTCTTGTTCATGGGACCAATTCATTGATTTTGTGGCGAATAGTTCTCTAATGCAATTTGTGAATAGTATCTTCCAGAGGTCAAGCTTCGGCCTAAGCGAACGATACTCTACGGTATGAAGCATCTGCTTTACGCTAGGTTCACTTTCATTCTTCCGCGTTGCTGCATAGTGGATTTCAGAGAATTCGTAAGACACAACAAAGCCCCTGTGTCCGCTTGCATAGTAGGCCCACATTAGTTCGCTGTCGGAACGTTTTGAAAAACACGTAACACCATAATGCTTCAGTTCATTACTTAGGTAGGTCTTAAAATCCGCTCTAAAATCAGTCGAATTTATGAATTTCCCGGTGGAGGGACTCAAATGCAACAGCAATAGCTGAATCAGTTCATCCGTAACCATAAACCTAGGAGAACCAGATTTACTGTGCATCGAATCAATGTATGCATTTATCAATGTCGACGGATTATCAGTAATCATCATCTGAGTTGCGTCAATACTCACATCAAGCTCAAATGGGTCATTAAACTTTAAAGGATTGGCCGACCAAATTTGGCCTGCTTCAATAGTGTCTAGCCTTTTCATTTCGTTAGGACAATATATATGCAGGTCTTTCCTAAATTTCTGGAGAAATGATTCTAGCGATAAATCATTTGGCCCTATTCCTATTCTTATCTTCCCCATCGTTTAAAGCCCTTTTAAATCCAGTTAAGAGCGATTATGTCATCACGATTGATGGAACGGGGCAAGTTAACTTTAAAATCCAGCAGAAAGCGTCCTAAGGAGAATTTAACCAATCTTTCAAAATGCCCAAAACTTCCACACTATCTTGCCAGGGACCATCAGTGATGCCGACAAAAGATCGCGCCTCAATGCCGTCTTCTTCTCGGCCAAATTGATGCGTTGCGGCATATTCCAGATTTGAACCAAACAGCAGCTCAGATGCAGTCGCTTCATAACTTAAAGTGTCACGCAGTGTACCTTGGTCCTGCAGGATGCGATCTTCACCTTTTTTACGGGCCAGCGTTTCTGGTGCCAACGGTGCCCAGGGCGTGCCATCAGGTGCAACTTCAAGTTGAAAGCGGGACTGATGAGACTCCAGAAGGTATTCGCCGACTTGCGAAAGGGCTGGCTGCAGATCCCGGGTTTTATTCATCAGCTGATTGAGGGTGTCGACCAGCTCCGATACGCCGCTCAGCTGAGCGGCAAGGTTTACGCCGGCCATTCATTATCATCCGACTGCAAAAGTGCAAACTCTTCGGCGCTGGCGTCTGCATACATACATTCGACCACTGAGCTGAAACGCTGATAGTCTTCACCGCCTGCAGCTTTGGCTTGCCTGGTCAGCTCCTTCACACGCTGGATTTTCTGGCTATACGGCAGATCACTTTTCAGCACTGCGAATGCTTCATCAGCCAGCGGCGTTTCAGGCTCTTGGTCAAAATCGCCTGCCATGGCGCGTTTGAGTGCTTCTTCTATCGACATCAGTTCAACGCCTGTTTCATTAATTGGTCAAAGTATAATGCAACATCTTCATTCCAGGCGGCCAGCGCTTTGCGGTTCAGTAACCACATCACAAAGTGTTCGGCATGCCATTCTTTGAAGTTTTCCGTTGCGTATTTGGTTAGCCAGCCGGAAATACCACTTCTGCCAAGGCCTGTTTTATAATGCAGCTGATGGCCCATCTCGTGCAGCCAGTCACTTAAAAGGCGCCCATCTGCACCATCTGTCACCTGCTTTTTAATCACATCCGAAAGAGTCCAGGCCGGTTTCCCACCCTGCTTTAGCAGGATGACTAAATCGACGGCCCGGCGCATTTCGTTTATTGCCGCCTTACTCAAGGCGTTATCGGCACTCACTTTAATGACTACATGATTGTAACTCCTCGATGTAAAACCGTCGGCCAGACGGTAACCTTTGGTGGTGTAACAGTGCAGCGGGTGAACACCTGGCACTTTGCCCAGGTAATCATTTACTTCCGCCAGAATTTTGGTGGGCGCAATAGCCTTGGGGTTCATCTGAGCTTGGGTAATAAACATCGTTTTAATGTCGTGCTTTTGCAGGAACTGCGACAACAGCTGCACTTGCGGGCCAGCTGACGTTGCCGCCAGTTCTGTTAGCTTTTCATTTAGTCGATGGATGTTGACGCCTGGCACAGTGCTAAAAGCCGAAGGCACCAACCGGTCCGGTAAACGTTCGGCCAGCGGCAACTTGTTGGCCAGTTGCTCTTTAACCTGCGCACTGGGCTTGTTTGCGCCCGGAGCATAATCAAAGCCCGGATCAATCCCCTTTGGTACCTGATGAACTTCGCCGGTCTTTTTATCGACCCATTCCCGGCGCTCAATTTCCGGCTCTTTCGATACGCTCAGCCCTTTTCGTTCCAGACTTTGTTTAGTCTCGCCGATGACTTTGCACTTGCAGCCCCAGCCGTTTTGCGGGAACCAGATCTGCCAGAAGGCGGCAGTCCTGGGTAAAACCAGCCCGTGTTTAGCCTGGTGGGCCGGGCGTGGATACCGGCTATCGCCATGGACATAGCGCCAGAATTCAAATTGCTGCAGTTGCTGGTAGCGGCCGGCGTTATACGCCTGGCGCATATTGGTGTCGTAGATAGTGCGTGCCCGCCAGGCGGCATCGCCGGTATGTTCCCATCCGGTTCGTTTAACAATGTTTTTAAACTCGCGTTGAAACCATTTTAAACTGCGCCCTTCAGCAATCGCTGCATCCACAGCCTGGCGTAAATCGGCCAGTAAATCGGTTTTCATCGCACCGGCGACCATAAAGCCGACATTGTGCTGCTCGCGCCAGATATCTGCCCAGCGTTCACTTGGCAGGTTCGCCTTCGCTCTGAAAAATGCGATGGCCTCTTTAAATGGCAAGCTGCCGTACTGAGCGGTATTTGGGGTTTTCATCAGTTACCTGCGGACACGTCAAACCGGCCTGCGACATCTGCAGCGCTTAGAGCCAACTGCATCACTTCGGCCAGCTCTGACTCATCCAGCTTGCCTTCAAGCAGCAGCAGTTGTTGCAGCAAGTCTTCCAGGCTGGTGGCATTTGCGACCAACTCTTCAATTGGCTTAAGTAATTTGCCCATCGCCGGCGCAGCTTTTGCGCGTAGTTGGCCAGCCAGTTGGTCGGCTAAATCCTGCTCTGGCAATTCCGCTTTCAGGCTGGCAATAGCCATGGTCAGTGCGGCAGCTTTATCTTTTGCGGGTACCGCTGGTGCGGCCGGAGTCTGTGCGCCCAGCACCGGCTCGTCGTTTTCGGGCAGCGGAATAGACAATTTTTGGTGCGCCCAGGCAGTTGGGATCTTCATGCCGGCATTGGCCAAAGCTGGCAACGCTTCACTGAACAGTTTGATATCTTCGGCTTCCTCGATATCAAATTTCAGCTGCGGCATTCGGCGCGGGTCGCCGGTGTACGATTTGCCGTTTAGCATGTGCATTGGCCACAGTAAATCGCGGTTCAGCGTGCTGGCCAGTTGGCGCAGGTCATGATTTCGGATATCAAGCCGCACCTCATTGTGCACATTCCCCAGAGCCTGGCTGCCGGTACTGTCGACTTGTGCTGTTAATGTCTGGCCCAAAATAACCTTGGACTGTACGCGCTCACACCAGGACATCATGGTCATAAACGGATCGCCGCCGCCCTTCGCCGCTTCGACAAAGTCCATTTCCATGCCTTTGGGCATAATGCCGGCGCTGTTGTGCCCAACACTCCAGACCGCCTGCAGCAGCCGGTTCTTTTCATCATCACTGGCGCCGGCCGGATATTTACCAATCCGGATCGGAATACCGTAAATCTCTAAAAACTCAGCCAGGTCTCGCACCGAATAATTCTTAAAGATAAATGGCCAGGCTAATTGGCGGATCAAACCAGTGCGAGCGACATAACCACTTTTGGCGGCGTGGCGATGCTGGATCCAGCCGAACTGCGCCAGCGCTTCACCTTCGGCTGTGCCGTTACGTAACACCAGCTGATCCTGATTGTGTGGAGACAGTTGGAACCAGGTGGCTGGCCTGTGTTGAAAATCCGCCGGCAAGCGAAAGTCGTTATAGCGCTCCCAGTGAAACTCCAGATTACTAAAGCCCTTTAAAATACCGTCGGCCATATTGAAGATCACATCTTCAAAGTTGGGGGTATCAGCCAGCACATCGTTGTACGTGGCCGCGTCTTTCTTTTCCTGGGCACTGGCGTTGCGTGGCGGTTCAATGCGATACGGCACACTGGTCAATGCCATGCGGCGCTTAAACAGCTCGGCATAAATGTGGCCGTCCTTTTCCTCAACATCCTCTGCCAGGTAACACTGCGCCAGTAAGTTGCCCTGCTCTGCATCGGTCATAATGGCGGCCAGCGTCATCGGCGTTAAGCCGCGGCTTGGATGTTCGGCGAACTCCCGGCGCAACTGCAGAATACGAGGGCTGTTATCGGTCTGTTTTTGTTTCTCGCGCACCCGGTACATGGTGCCGTTTTTATCTGTTTGCATTACCAACATCCTGATGAGGATTGCATCTCTGAGGGAGAGTCTTTGTTTTGTGTAAGGGCTGTAATAGGGGTGAATTCGATTTCACCGCCTTCCATCCAGCTAGCACGCACGGCCATGGCAAGAGCTACTGCAAAGTCACCGTGGCGTTGCTGGCCATCTGTGCCTTTGCCGGAGCCTTTTTCGATTTGTGGCACGCCGTTTTTCAGCTGGATTTTGCAGAGGTCGTCAAGAATGTCCTGGTGGCGCGGGATCTCGATAAAGCCATCGTCAAACTCGGCTTTAAGCTTGGGCATCCACTCGCGATACCAGGTTTGGCTCAGCATCACGCAGTCGACCATTTCAGTGCCAAACTTCAGCCTGGCAGTTTCAGCCAGATAGCCACCGTTACCGGTGCTATCAAATGCCGCCCCGGTAAAACGTGGCAGGCGTTCCATGACGTACATCAGGATTTGGCGCTGAGCTTCATAGGTGCCGTTGGAGATCTCAACTACAAAAGGCACCCGTTTGGTCAGGTCTGGCCGGATGGTCAGCGGTACAAATACTGACAAGTCGCCTTTGCGGGCAAAGTCTTCACCGAATACATGCCGGCAGTTCGCCGGCAGCTGCTCCAGCAAAAACTGCACATTGTTTTCCAGCCATTCACTGACAATACGCTGCCGGTCTGCATCGGATAACAGCTCAAAGTCTTTGGGCGCGGTAAAACGTACGATTGGAATACTGTGGTCTTTGACCATGGCCCGCTCGATGAGCGTGCGTTTTAAATAGATTCCGGCGCCGGCTTTCGGCACACAGAAATATTCTTCAAGCGCATCTTCTTCGGTGGCCGTGTCTTTAAGCAGACCTTCCTTCCACTCGATTTCTTTTTCCAGGCTCCAGCTGAGCTTTCGTGTCTGGCAGATGCGCTGATACAAGCCGTCGCGGCAGGCATCGTCGAGCGTGATGGTATGGATTGAGTAGCGTTTTTTGCCGGCGCGGCTGTCCTGAACTAGCTGGTTAAACAGGTTTTCAATGCCGTTATGAGTACTGATTAAACGGACTTTACTGCCCCACATGGTCAGTGCCAGAGCGGCTTTTAATACTTCGGCCAGACGTTCGTGGAATGCGGCTTCGTCGATGGTGACGTTACCCTGCATACCGCGAAGGTTCGATGGGTTGGAGCTTAATGCCTGAATTTTATAGCCGCTGGCAAAATGCACGACAAAGGTCAGGATCTCTTTGCCTTCCTGGCCATCATCAACAAATAGCTCTTCCTGAATTTCTGAGCCGGCTTTGTTAAAGACCCGCGCCCACATGGCCGCCGCTTCGATAAACTCGCGGGCCATCTCTTTATTGCTGCCCACATAGAAATGGTTGCAGCCGCCATCCTGGCGCCGGGTGGATGCACATAACACCGCATCACAAGCTTCTGCCCAGGTAATGCCGGTTCGCCGGCTTTTCTCGGCAATTTTTAATGGGCTTTCGTCGGCTATCCAGCGTTTCTGATACCCCAGCAAGACTTCACCAGGATCAAACAGACTGAGCTGGCCGGCGTTGTGATCAGCAACAGCCTGCGCGTTCTGCGCGGCTGTCACCTGCAGCACTGGCGCTTGGGTTGCGAGGGCTGATTGACTGGCCGGGGCTTTGGCCTGAATAGCCTGCGCCAATGGCGACAGCACCAGGCTGCTGGTCAGCACGGTCGCCTGAATGACCTTACGCAGCTTCATCAGGCGATCCCCAAAATTTCACGTTTAAGCGTGGCCACGCCTTCGGCAGTTAAGCCGGCTTGCTTTGCTACTTTTTCCGCAGCTTCTACGGCCTCTGCAGCGAACAACTGGCGGATCTCTTTTTCGCGTTTATGGCTTTGCATCGCCGCAGCCTCTAGGCGCTGCGCGGCCAGCATGGCGTCCTTAATCAGGCCGATATCCATTTCTTCTGCTGAGGACTGCTGCATCATGGCTTTAAACAGCTGTGTGCGGCCGATCTCCAAAATCATCTTGCTGACATCACCAGTAGGTTTGTCGCCAAGCTGGGCCACTAATGCATTACTGACTTCTCGCAGTTCGCGGATGTCCTTACCGATAGTTTCAAGATGGGTCGCGTAGCGATTGAGGCCAGAGCGGCTGATTTTCAGCTCTGACTTTTCGTCTTCAGGCAGTTGGCTTTGTTCGATAAGGTCGTTGATATAGTCCAGCACGTCTTGCTGGGTCAGGCGGCCATCGCGCAGCTTGGCGTCCAGCTCACGCCGGATCTCTTCGGGTAACAGATGGATTTTGCTGCGACGGCCCCTGGTGACTTTGTCATTCATCGGGGCACCTTTTATTTTGGTGTTGGGCGTTTAATCCCTGGGATGCGGGCACGGCCATTGGCAGCATCTAAGCCACGTTCGGACAGTTTCGCGACCTGCACTGAGCCTACTTTGTCGAGCTGCACACAGCCCTGCTCACTGAGCCAAGCTAATTGCGTCCGCAGCTGGTCCCGGCTGATATCCAACCCCAGCGCGTTCACGCCATCATGCAAAATGGATTCGTTCAGGTCATACCCGGAATCCTCAGCCAGCAGCCGTAAAATGGCTAGCCGCTGATGTTCGGTCATCAATTCCTGCAACATCAGGATTTCCCTCGCAGTTCGTTTTCAATGAGTAAATCGAGTTTCTGATCCACCGAGCGCATCCGGCCATGTACGTTGTCCATCTTGCCGACCAGCTCAGAAACCTTTTTGTCCAGGGCGTGGAATTCGTCCTGGTCTGGAATGAACTGCAGCTTTAACTCCAGTTCTCCCAGTCGACGGTCTTGCGCCACCAAAATTTCTTTTAGTTGTTCGGTGGCAATTTTGTTTTGCTTGGTTGGCTTACTAAGCCAGACATACAAGCCAATCAACGCGGTAAAAACGACCTGCAGAAAGTCCAGCCAGAACTTGGCCCCGGTGTAATTGATGTCTTCAAACAAAGTGCTTTCCTTTGTGTTCGCGGATGGTTTGGCAGTCGATACAGCACACGGCATGGGGCACTGCAGCAATGCGTTTGGGCGGGATCTGAATGCCGCAGTCATTGCAGTAATAATTACCCGATTCGTCGATATCCTGAGATTCAAGCGGTTTGCTAAGGACAGCATTGATTGCTTGTTGTCGGATCTGTTCTTCCCGCAATGCAGCCTGGTCGATTAAATCTGTCATGCCGGCTTTCCTGGCTTCTGGCTGCTGTTTTTACCAAATGGGGCAAAACCATCCAGTGTCCGCAGACCCATGTAACTGAGCGCCGGGGTATAAATCGCCATGGCCAGCGCCCAATCGGCGCCAGTGGTCGCTTTACCAAGCGTCAGCAACAGCTCCATCGCGATCACATATAGCGACCCGAGATAAAACGACTGCCGGGCCATCATCGGCCGGGTGCGCCGGACGTATTCGTCTGTGGCGTTATCACCGTTTCGAATTGTCATTTGGGTTTCGCGGTGCGTGGTTTGCTGGTCGGTATATGCCAGCTCCTGGCGCCGGGTTTGTTCTTTTTCCAGCTCCACTTTGAGCTGCTCTAAGCCAAGCAAAACTTCAGGTGGCAGTGCTGCGATTTTCTCGGCGACTTTCGCAACTTTTTGCTCCTGACTAATACCGGTGATACTGCCGACCTGCTCCACAATGTCGGCAACTTTATCGGCGGTGTCATTCCCACCAAATAATGATGCGATACCGCGGATCACGTTCGGGCCTTGGCGTACGGCCATAGCGGCCACACTGGCCACAAGTGCAATAGACATAATCAGATTCCTAACAGGTCGCGCAGGCGTTGGTTCGTTTTGAGCTGTAAACCAAGCGGCGGCGGTGGGTGGATATGACGCTGGATCTCAACCGGTGTTGGCGAGGCCCAGCCATTTTCGAAGAAAGATTGCATGGTGCCGTCATGGCTATGCAGAGGTGGTTTAACCGGCACCGGAGCGCCGCCGTGGGCAGCAGCATGTTCTGCCTGCAGGCGCTTTTCGCGGCCACGCTCAAAGCTCCAGTCCCAGTTCCGCCCCATCAGGCACGCTCGATACGCAGCGGCACTTTATCGTTGCCAACCAACACCAATAGTTTGTCGAGCGCTTTGCGCGAATCCAGTACAGCCCAATCGCCTTCAACAGAGCCAAAGCGCACACCTGGCGCAATACAGCCTTTGAGTTCAGACGCCCGGTTAGCTGCATGGAATAAGCAGTGAGTGCGAAGGCTCGGGCCTTCGTGGGTAACACCAAGGCTTGGCGCAGCAATTATCAGGGATTGTCCAAAGCGTGGGCTGACATGCAATTCAACGACATAGTCGCCGGCCGGTACACAGCTGCGGCCAGATTCGTTGTTTAGCCAAGGGCATTCGACCGTAACGCAAAGCCGCTCGCCGGTATTACCGTCAAAGAGTTCGCCGTACGTGCCGTGGGTAAAAGAATGGGTTTTTAAATGGAGTTTAAGCTTGGGGGACATCGGCCTAATCTGCGGTTGGTCATTGGTGACCGCAGATTAAGGCCATAAAAGTTAACGCGTTAATTCAAGTGGTTTACTAACTAACACAAAATTCGAATCATCGAATTGAAATGAAATTGGGTCTGTGTCGAGCTTGATCAGTCTACGTCCGCAACCCGTTTCAAAATCAATTTCAAATTTTTCTAAGACAGATGATTCAGGTATTTCATAAGTACCACCTCGTTCCGCAATAGCAAGAGACTTGTGAATTTCTTCACCACTAACAAAACTCGCATTTACCGAGAAGACTTCATAATCAACACCTGAAGGATGTTCAACAAATATACCCAATAGCTTTCTTTCTAACATATCTTATATCCTTAAAAAATAAAAAATGCCCCAGAATTTGGGGCATTGAATTAGTAAAAGCGTTAATTAATCGTGTTTGCAACACTTGCACAGAGGGATGACAAATACTGACCGATTTTTCGGAAAGTAAACTTTGCCATTTTTCTTCACAAACTTCGTGAAGATAACCTCGCAAGTGTTACCACACTTAGGACAGTAACCTGTCTTCATGTGATGACCCTCAAAGAGTCCGCAAAAAAGAACCCACTTTCTTGCAGTTTTAATAGAGAGCCGCTACAATATTCCACGCAAATTTGAAATGTGCAGCGGGGGTTACTCCCTTACTGTATGAAGCATGCGATGCGCTAACATCGTTCAGCTTCAGCAAAAGCCTCTCGCTAAAGAGGCTTTTATTTTTTCTTCATGTCTCTTATTTTCATCGCTGCAGCAGTAGCACTTGTGCCAAATTTACTAGCAACTTCAGATGCAGACTTGTTTGGGTCAACCAATCGTGAATCCATCAAAAGCTCGCTTGCAAAAACGTCTGCTTGCCACTCACTATCCTCGTATATCTCATGCTTCGGTATTTCGCCCCTAGCATAGCTTACAGGCTCTTGATCCTTGTGAAGTAGCAGATGACCTAGTTCATGAGCCAATGTAAATCGACAGTGTCCGTCACCTTTTGCGGCAAGGTCATAGACACTCTGTCTGATTTGTATAGAGTCATCGTCTGGCTTGGTTTGAGCTTCCATTCCAAGTAATTCCCAGTCGTCAACTATTTCAAACTCTAAAAACCCCATATCTTGAAGAAGCTCATATAGAGCACAGATATTAATTTTTTCGCTTTTAATCCCTACACTATCTCGAAAGGTTTGTGCCACTCGTTGAACAGCGACTTTCCTCAGTGGCTTTACTTTGTGTCCAAGTTTTCTGTGCTGTTGGCTCAAATTAATCACCTTCTAGTAGTTGCTTCAGTCTTTGCTGCTGCTCAGAGGTCAAATGTCTGTACTTCCGAGCAAATGCCATAACGACCTCCCTCTCATTGGGAGTGCTTTCCTTAAGATCTATTTTTACCTGAGGCTGACTTTCGCTTGCTATACGGTGCAACTCAGCCCGCTCCTGAGGGGAAATGCCAAAACGGACTACCAGCTTGTCAATAAAGCTCTCTGGGATATTTTTTTTCCCTAATTCAACTGCTGAGATATAAGACGAACTAACGCCTAATGCATCAGCCAAATCTTTTAAGATCATGCCATGGTCTATTCTTAGTTTTCTTATGTAACGACCAAATTGGGTAACCTTCAGCATACGTATCTCCATTTTTAAAGCAGAATATATCTGCTCATCTTCAAATCTATCATTGAAAGTGAAATTTGTCAACCTTTTTTTTGTTCTTTCGCTGAACCTATAACAACTTCATCTGACGCCGACCCCGTTCAGTTAAAGTCTGTTCCCGCACTATGTGATAAATCTGAATCGCCGTCAGACCATACTGGCGGGCCAGCTGCTCTGTGTTACCGCCACGGTGTTGCTGGTAGATCCGGATATTGCGAAGCTCCAGCGCCAGCTTGTCGTTGCGCGGTAAATACAGCTGCATGCCGCCGAAGTAGTTCGCCATACAAATCACCAGGTGCTCTGCCAGCCGCTCTGGATCCTTGGCGCCTTTGCTACGCAGCTCACTGGTAAACAGCGCCATCAGACTTTGCAGCATCGCCGGAATACGTTTCACCACATCCTGACGCTGATCGTCCGGCAAATTCTCCAGCTGCTGCAGTAAATCCTGCAGCTCTTCTGGCATCGAAAAGGCATCTAACTGCTGTTCGCTCATGGTTCCACCTTGGTAAATACACGGCCGCCTAACTGCTGCATGCGCTCTTCAAATAATCTGCGGTCTTCCGCCGGTGACAGCTGGTGCTGTTGTTTCAGTTCGATACTGGGCGAACGGTTGGCAACCGGCGCTTGCGCTTTGGCTTCCATCACCCGCTTTAAATAGTTGTGATTGGCCAGCGGCTTGTTTTCGCCCTGGTGCCGTTTGTTGTGAATGCTTTGCACGGTTTCGCGCAGTGCTTCGGCCAGTAGCGGCTGGTTAGATGTCAGGGCCAGTGTTTCCTGCGCCAGATTTAAGGCACGGCCATTGGATAAGTCTTGCTTCGCTGGCCGGAACAGGCCCAGATAACTTACAAGGGCTGGCGCCAGCTGATAACCCAGCTTTGACATCAGGCCAAGCAACTGCCGGCCGGCTTCATCCTGGATCAATGCATCCAGCTGAATGTGACTGTGACAAACAGGACAGCGGCCTAACTTCATGCACTCTGCCCTTCATAAATTCGTTGCCATTTCGACAGCACCTGGCTGTAACTGGCTTGCGGGTGGATTTCGTGACCGTCGGACCGCAGAGCGTTAAACATTTCACGCCGGCACCAGCGCTTTAAGGACTCCAGCACTTTCACGGCCATGCCATCCTGGAGCCACTGCACTTCAGCCACACCCATGCCACCATTCATTTCAGCGGTCATGCGTTGCACCCAGCTATTCAAAGCGGTTTCACTGCCATTGTTCAGAAACTCTGCCTTGGCCATAAACACCCAAATGGCGCGGATCACTGCCCGTATATCTTGCGGGCCATCGCTACTGGTTGGGCTTAAGCGTTTTTGCCCCGGTTTAACCGGCTTTTTAACGACCTTAAAACCCAAATTAACCATGACATCTAACACAGCCTGCAGTTCTGCAATGGTCAGCTGAGTGCTACTTGTTTTTCCTTTGCCGTGGTGGGCCAATAGCGCCCGATAGCTTTCGTCGGCCATGTGCAGTTGGCTTTTGCCAATGTGGAGCATCTTTATCAAATGCTGCTTTGATGTTTTCGTTTGCAAAACTGCTTACCTCTTCGCTGCTCATCAGTACCCAGCCACGACGCTGGATAGACGCCAATTGGCGTTTCGCTTATTCGCTCTCGGCGACAACACTTAACCCATCCAATTTTTTAAACTGCCGAATGAGCGTTTTTTCACTGGTAAACAGTGGAGAGAAATATGAATAGGTTTTATCCAAATCCGGAAAATACTGTTTGATCCGACGCTTGCCATACTCGTTGATGAGCTTCTGTTTCTTTGCCGGTGAGTAAAGATGCTTTGTGCGTTTGCACCACACCTGACTTGTGAGCGGGTTAAATAAACTGCTGGATTGAATTCCTTGGGACGGTTGAATAACCCCGTCTATGTAAACCACTAAGCCGAGTTTGTTTTTTTCGACAAATGTCTTGCTGACGGATAATAAAGTTTCGCCCAACTGGAATTTTTCAGTGTGAAACACTCGCTCACTGAAGTGTTTTTCGATTGTCGCCCACTGCTCTTTGCTAATCATTGAATGCTCCCGCTGCTCATCAGTACCCAGCCACGACGCTGGATAGACAGCCCGGTCATCAATACCGGACTGTTTCGCTTCACACTGTTTTATGGAATTCGACAAACTCCTGCAGCTGCTCAACGCTTTCGCAAGTGTTTTCGAACCAGTTCCAAAGCGTGTCTTCGTCGATGCCGGCTGTACTGGCGATGCCTTTCATCAGGCATTCATAGCCAGGCACTTGCGGCCATACGTCCAGCTTGTAGAGCACACAGAGTGAAATCATGTGCTGGCGCATTTCCCATAAGGCTTTGGTCAGTTCATCCATCCCTTGACCTCCCCGTTTGGCAGTTCGCCATTGCCGAGTACCCAGAGCAATGCGGCTGCAACGCCTTGCTCAAAGGTGTCACCTGGGTGATTAGTGACGTACTGCTCCCGAATGGCCAATGACACCGCGATTTCGCGCTGAATGGCTTCATCGTCAGGCCGTGGGACTGGCTTACGTGCTGGCGCTGTCATAACTGCACCGCCGCGATATCCAAAGGAATGGACCGGTACATTTCAGAATCGCCGATGCGCTCATACACCCGGATATAAGCTTTGCTACCGACAACCTGCACCGCTTCACCAATCGCAGTCATGGCTTTAAGCCAGCGTTCGTCTTTAATATCGAGTCGACGCAAGCCCAACACGCGGCTGGTACTGATGTTGCCTGCTTTATCCGTGTTGAAGGCGTTGGCCACAATGGCTTTTAATTCCGGAGCAGCGCCGGCCGTCCAGTCAGCCAGGCATTCGTCAATCAGTGCCCGCGCCGCCTGCAGCCGTTCATCAAATTGCAGGTGTTCCTGAATAGCGCGCTGCACTTTGTAGCGGCCATCAAAGCTGTATAGCGTCAGGTTGCCCTTTTTACCGCCAACGTTGGTGTCGTACTGCTCCAGCGACAGGTCAACAAAAGCAGCGATGTCAGCAAAAGCTGAAGTCTTAAACTCGGCCATTAATTGGCTCAGTTCGGTGGCCTTTTGCACCAGTTCATGCACCAAATCATTCCGTGCCCGGTCAATCGGTTTCACCATATTCACAGGGATTAACGCCCCTTGAGCGTTCCGCCAGTAGCCGGCGGGAATTGCATGTGTAGAAGTATCCATGGGGTCTCCAATAGCGATGGTTGTTGGCGGGTTACTGCATGGCCGAATCGTCGGCATTCCAGGTGACCAGGCACCCACTGAATACCGCAGCCATAATTCTTTCTGGCGCAGCGCCACGCTCACGGATACAGCGGATCTCTGTACCCTTTGGCGTTTTGTTGGCCGGTGGTGTGCTGATGGTGATGATTGGCTGAACGTGGTTCATGCTCAGGCCAATCACCTTGTAGCCGCGTTTATCCAACAGGTTCACTGCGTTGGTGGCATCGCGGAGTGCCAGCTTGATATCGTTTGCGTTTTTCATGGTCATTTATCCATCCTGTTGAATTTAATGCTCAAACTCACTAACTCAGCCTGCAGCAACTCGATCAATTGCAGTGCCCCACCGCCTTCTGATTCAACCTGACGTTTTAGGCGACCAATTACTGCCGCAGCGTCGTAATGAGAGGACGACTTAGTTCGGTCTGTTCTAGCTTCGAGCGCCACCCCCTGAGTTACCGGCAAATCCGAATGCTGGCACCCAGACCGGCAAGCTTTGTACAACCTGAGTTTTTGCGGATTGCTCGTGTAATGGTTCTTCTGATGCTGCTGACACGTATGCCAGGCAATATTGCCCAGAACTGGACAGCTAACAGATTTCGCCATATACACGCTTTCAACTAACGCTTGGATGCGCCCCATATCCCCTGGATATTTTTCATTGACGACCTGACTGACGACCGTATTACTAACTCCGAGCCTTTCCGCAACTGGCCGCTGCCCGTTAAGCTCTACTTGCTCCCGAAGAACTGCTAACCACTTCATGAATTACTGTCCTTCTGCAAGTACGGATAGAGCTTCTGCTCGTTTTGATCCCAACAAGCACAGCTGTCGCGACGACCAATCGGAGCTTTGGGGCCGGTATCTCTTATGAGGTGCCAACATGTTTCAGTTCCGGCCCTTTCTTTTGGTGAAAGGTTCTTACTTACTCGGCGCCCTCGGATATATCCCGACTTTTCAAGCTCAGCCAGATAGCTTTTGATGCTCTTGGGAGAACATCCAGTTACTGACTCAATAGTTGCCGCAGTTGTGGTTCTGTTGATTCGTAGACTGTTCCATACAAGCTGCCGACCTGTTGTACCGTTGCGCTTTTTGGCTGCGCCCCGGTTGCGCCCTTTTCCAAACACCGGGGCAGAGTCGTTTTGCGCGATCACTTTGTATACAAGCGGGTTTCCTTGAACCCCACGGCCACGCTCAACGGCTACAAACCCTTGTTTCTCAAGTCTTTTGATAATTGTTCTGCACAGTTCAAGTTCCATCTCAACGGCATTAGCTACGTCGGAAGTTGTGAAGCACTCCGCTTGCTTCATAAAGTTCCAAGCTAATTCGCTTTGGCTCATGCATGACTCCTGCTCAACGATGGTTCAGGAACAGTTGGCCATCACCCCAAGCGGCGCGGTCGATAAAGCTCTCACCACTTGCTATTGCTGCGCGCTCGACTTTTTCTAGAGCGATCAGTATCCGACGGACTTCGCCACCTGAGCGTTGCCGGATGTATTCCAGCAAATCCTCGCCAACAGCAATTCGCTCATCCAGCAGTTCTTGTGAAAATTTGAAAACGTCTTCCAAATCAGCTGCTTTGAATTCAACCCATTCACTAATCCGGTTAAAAAGCTGTTTGCGATGTGAAATACGTCGGGCAATTTCTTCCATCCCGATCAGGACAATTGGCTGTTCTGTGCTGTCATATAAGTCGCGGATGGTTTCCATCGTTTTTGGCTGGCCAACGATATGGTCTGCTTCATCAATAAACAGAGATAAAGCTCTCTCATTCATTGCCCGAACGATAAAATCGACCATCTTTCTTAGTGGATACATCGGTTCAGAACCAATTTCGGTCATGACTCGCGCCAGGAAACTACTTGCTGTATCTGTCGCGTAACAACGGACGTAAAGCGGCTGCTGACCTGCAACTGTCAGCTCATTAAACATGTAGGTCACTGTTGTCGTTTTGCCGAAACCACTTGGGCCATGGATAAGACCAATCCCTGGAGTGATCATGCTCCGAGTCAACAGCGTCTCGAACATATGCTGTGTCCGGACCACGTTTTTCACTTCGACTGTTTTATTCTTCATCTATATACTCCGTGTTGTAGATTGCATGGCTTTGCAACAGCCATACGATTTGCCTGGCAGGCGCGCGGCAGGGCTCAACCGTTAGCGCGCTTGCCCTCTTCTAAAATCCTGTCTAATCGTTTTCTGGTCATGGTGTGAGTCAGTCGGAACTGTGTTAGCCAACTTTGCTCGCGCTCAGTGAGTTGCCGGATCAAACTTTCTCTTGTGAGCCATTCAGCTTGTTCATGTTCGGTCCGAAGCACTTTGCTCGATTGCTCTTGCAACACCGCTTTGCGGCGTTCTAGCTCTTCACGTTTTGCACTAATGGCATGCAGTTCTTCTTCCGTGTATCGACTTTCCGATTTGTTGGCCAACAAGCTGGATGCGGTTTTACTCAGCGCGTTTAATGCCTCATTTGAAGTATCAAACTGCGTTGGGTTGAATCCTACGATGGACTGGTTGGCTAATTTCTTCTGCGCAAGCTCAACTGCCGCTAACTGATTAATGCCGAATTGCTGCTGCAGGTTCTCAGCAGTGCGCTTAAAGTCCCTAAGCCCTTTCATGGCGTTTTTACGGCGTTCTTTGAATTCTGCGGGGTCAATATCGCGACCAATGAGGTCCATATTTACTGCTTCGACATAGGTGTCACCCCATGAATCCACTGGGTAAAGTGTTGCCCGGCCTACATCTGACGGATCTAAAAAAACCCTGACACTTTTACGGTTCCATTTGCTTTCCATCAGCTCCGGTGCAGTAAATCTGATGTTCATTATTGAAACGCCACCGCGAACAACTGTCGCCGTCCCAACAAAGTTCAAAAGCAGATCTAAACTGTGAGGATTTGCAGGTAAACGAGGGCGGTAACCAGATTCCGCATAGACCTGGAGCGGAGTTTTACCCTCTAATCCAGAATGCGGTTTATGGTGGTAGTCATAGTTCAAGTAATCGTCGAGAATCTCTTGAAGTGCGCTCGGCGTCAGTGATAGGTCGAGTAACTTCCGGTCCCGATTACGTCTCTCCGCACCGATACTTTCTGCGAAACTTTGCATTTCCTGCAGACGCTTTTTGTCAGATACATTGTGCCCAACATAGGCTGGCAACTTTTCCATCAGGCCGTGGCTAATAGTTTTAAAAGCACGCTCAATGAACGGTTTTTCCCAACCACTGAACGCAGCTGCCTTGCTCTGGTTTAAGTTGAGCATCTCGAACAAACCAGAAGTCTTCCGACTTACATAGTCACTACCGTTATCCGTACGGATCAGGCTTTCTGGCTCTGGAATACCCCAGGTGAGCAAACACTTCCGCATAAGCAGACAAATGCCCTCACTGCTAGAAGTCGGCATTAGGGTTAGCATCAATCGACGAGTGTAAACATCGATCGCGCCGATAATGCTGTAGCGTCTAGCTTTCCCATTAACATTCAATTGAACATCGGTTGGTGTGGAATCAAGCTCCCATACCTGATTAGGCCCGGTGACCCATGGATACATGGTCCCGAATAGTGGGCGATGCGAGTTGTTAAACTCACGTGGATTCGTTGCGTAGGCCAGCTCGGTCACGAAGTGCGCTTTAATCTTCCTCAAGTGCCGGGCAACTGAACTGGTAGACACTGCCGGCCAGTGAGGAAAGCTTTCTGCTCTTTTGACTGAAATAAGGTTATGTACTTCGCTCGGCTTATCAGCAAAATGTGGCTTTGCGGTGATTACAGCCAGTACAAACTGAGCAAGCTCTGCATGCTGATCAAATTTACTGACGACATTGCTTTTGTATTTACCTGCTAACGCCGCAGCTCCATCTTGTGCAGCAGTTGCTTTCCAGCGCCTCAGTGTCATTGGACTGACAGAAGGAACTAACGACCTAATCCATGATTCAACAGTCAAAGCACCACTGTTGTACTGCTCACAAAACTTCTTTTCACCAATTGTGCTCTGGCGCTGCTTAACAAAAGGCGTTAAGAACTGATCCATGACACGCAGTACGCAGATTTTTGCTTGTGCAAGATTCTGTTTTTCCTCTGGTAGAGCGCTTAGCTCTTGCAGCACTTTTTCAGATTCCCGCTGTTTTTTTCTTGCCTGACTTTTGCTATCAGCGTCAATTAATTCTGCAAATTGCTTACTAATTTGGCTGGATGAAACAGCAGATTCTTTATCTGAATTCAGGTACTCAACAGTTTCTGCAGGCAGGCTATTAATGCTGAATTCAACACCTTTGCCTTTGATCTTGGGCTGTTGCTCCCAGTTTTGTTTGGATGCACGAAGCAGCACAGCTCGTTCAGTTTTTGGCATACCGGGAATCCCGGCTAATTCAGCAGCTGAAAACCAGTTCTTCATCATTATTTTGATTTCCGTACATAACGACTGGGCCAAATTTTCTCGGGTGTTGTGCCAATTGCTTCAGCGACTAAACGCTCACCTTTTGGCCAGTGCGCAACCAATACGTTGTAAAGAGTGCCGCTATGCAATCCATGCTTTCTGGATAAAGACGCCATCGACCAGCCTGCTTTTTTAAGCGCGGAGATCACATCAGCTCTGTGCCAGTCTTTGCTTTCCATTCCAATCCCCTGAAATTTCATTTAATCTTTTATAATAGATCTAATAAACATGGTTGATTATTAGTTTATATAGAAACCATCAATTATCAATAGGTTTATTTCAAAACAGCTTGAGCTTTTAATTAACTCAATGTTTTATATGAACTTTTAATTATTAACCGGATTATTATTCAGGGGCTATTGTGAACACAGAACGTTGGTTGACCCCAAAACAAATCACTGAATTGCAGGGAATGCCGTCGACCATCCAGGGCGTTCATAAAAAGGCGAAGAAGGAGCAGTGGCCAGTTAGGAAACACGAGGGTGTAAGAGGCCCAGGCGTGGAGTATTCGATTCCTGAGACTATTAAAGTTGTAGAAAAGAACGTTGAGATAAACCAGGAAAACCAAGATGTAATCCAGTTTATGAATGACTTTGTACTGATCCCAGGATACTCAATTCAGGTTTCTGCTGGGCATGGGGCAATGGCCAATACCAACGAAGCACCATCCAGGTTTTTAGCCTACCGCAAGAAATGGCTTCAGTTTCGGGGCTTTAAAGAAAGTGATTTAGTAATTGTGTGGGCTAAGGGCGACAGCATGGAACCCACTATCCATAACAACGACACAATCGTCATCAATACAAGCCGGAAAAAGCCAGTTGACGGGCATATTTACGTGATCCGCCATGAAGATTCGCTTTTAGTTAAAAGGATGCAGATTCACGCAACGTCTTGGATATTACTGAGCGACAACAAAGCCTACCCTCCAATGGAGATTAAGCACGAAGAGCAATCGAGTTTCGAAATAGTCGGACAAGTTGTGAATGTTTCAAAGGATTTCGGCGATTAA